TAATATCGTGTTATACCGCTGTATAACAAAATCAGGCATAGTCCGACCCCACTACACCCCGACCCCCACTTATAGGCTAAGGGACTCCGGCATGTTCTAGGTATTACTAATACAGACAAATGAATAGCAGTCCAAACTTTACCCCCCTCCCCCCTTGTTATTAAAATAGCATCTTGTTGACCCCACCCCCTCGGTACAGAAATAGGCCCCCCTTGTTTTTTTAGTACCCCCCGTTTATTTTATTTTTTGTATCTCATGTTTTACCACCCCTTGCTTTATTTTTATTTTGTGGTATGTTCAGGTCTTCGATACAGCCACGCTGTGTTTGCGCACATTACTATGATTACTTGTACCCCAGATACGGGTGTTGCCTTACCGTTCGACGGCATGGATACGTTCGCAGGATTGCAGGAACGTGCAGCCGCTGCATGTGAAACGATCAACACCCTCATAGAGAACGGCTTGCCGCCCAGTATTCTCGACCCTACGCAAACTGACCGTACTAATATACAGGCGGTTATTGACGCGTTTGCCGCAGATGAAGAGAAGACCAATCAAGCGTTAACTACCACTCGGCTATCTGGTCTGACCCCTGCCGCCCTTTACGGCGTACATGAGATTCTTAAAGACTTCAGCCACATCGTAGTTAAGAACGCGGTACAGATTCGCCACCTAGTTACTAACAAGCTCATTCTTGAGACGCAGAACGCCGACCCCCGGGTACGTATCAAGGCATTAGAGCTACTGGGCAAGATGTCTGACGTGGGGTTGTTCACAGAACGGTCTGAAGTGACAGTAACCCACCGCTCTACAGAGGATTTAAAGCTCACTTTGCGTGAAAAACTGCAGCAATTGCGGGAAAAAACGCAGCCAAGTACCGTAGAAGACGTGGAAATCACAGAATTAGGTAAAAATACGGTCGATATTAGCGATGAATTGGCTGAATTAGGGATATTGTCGGAAGAAAAGCCGGAATGAGCGCCCTTTTGGACATAGATAACATAGATGATGCAGATATTGAGCTGCTGTTATCTAATATTGATCTGTTCGACGATACAGAACGCCAAGAATTGCTGGAAATTACCGAGACTTTGGCTGAACGCAAGGCATCAAGCGCGGCTAGGAACGATCTAATTGAATTCTGTAAGGCGATGCAGCCTGACTATAAGGTAGGTAAGCATCACCGGATACTGGCTAACCTGTTGATGGACATCGCTGACGGCAAGGAAGACCGCGTTTGTGTGAACATGCCACCGCGTCACGGTAAGTCCCAGCTTGTATCCATCTATTTTCCGGCTTGGTTCTTGGGCAGGTTCCCTAATAAGAAGGTACTGATGGTGTCCCACACCACTGATCTGGCCGTGGACTTCGGACGCAAGGTACGTAACATTATTGATACGGACGACTACAAGAAGATATTTCCTACGGTACGTCTAGCTATCGACTCTAAGAGTGCCGGTCGGTGGAACACAAATGTAGGTGGTGAATACTTCGCTTGTGGTGTTGGCTCGGCTTTGGCCGGTCGTGGCGCTGACTTGTTATTAGTAGACGATCCGCACAACGAGCAGGACATCATTAACGGCAACTTCGATGTGTTCGACAAGGCGTATGAATGGTTTACGTACGGTGCACGTACTCGTCTGATGCCGGGCGGTAGAGTTGCTATTGTACAAACTAGGTGGCACTTGGACGACCTGACGGGTCGGGTTACCCGCGATATGGCACGCAATTCAGAGGCCGACCAGTACAACGTCGTTGAGTTCCCAGCCATTATTGAGTCTAAAGACAAGACGGGTAAAACCACGCAAAAGCCCCTGTGGCCTGAGTTTTTTGACATGGCGGCGCTACTCCGTACCAAAGCGTCAATGCCGGTGTTCCAGTGGAACTCTCAATATCAGCAGCAGCCAACGACTGAAGAAGCGGCTATTGTTAAGCGGGAGTGGTGGAATATCTGGAAAAAGGAAGACGCCCCGAAATGTGAGTACCTAATCATGTCGCTCGACGCGGCAGCGGAATCTCATAACCGAGCCGACTTCACAGCACTAACAACTTGGGGTGTGTTCTATAATGAGGAGAAAAGCGCACACCACATAATCTTGCTCAATGCGATCAAGAAGCGGATCGAGTTTCCTGAGTTAAAGAAGCTGGCGCTGGAGGAGTACGAGGAGTGGGAGCCGGACGCGTTTATCGTGGAGAAGAAGTCTAACGGTGCGGCGCTGTATCAAGAGTTACGTAGGATGGGTATACTTGTTCAAGAGTTCACGCCCCACAGGGGGAGTGGCGACAAGATGGCGCGGTTGAACTCAGTTGCAGACATTGTACAGTCGGGGCTGGTGTGGGTACCGGAGACGCGGTGGGCAGAAGAGGTGGTCGAGGAGGTGGCGGGGTTTCCGTTCATGTCTAACGACGACTTGGTTGATGCCACGGTCATGGCGCTCATGCGGTTTAGGCAGGGTGGGTTTATTCGACTGCCGTCAGACGAAGCAGAAGACATCAGATATTTTAAGCGGAAACGCGGTGCATATTATTAAGGGTTGATTATGGCAACGAACAGCATGAGTAAAGGTGTATACGCCGCGCCGCAAGGGATTGATAGTCTGGGTGCAGGGGAACAGGAAGAAGGGTTAGAGATTGATATCGTTAACCCGGAGATGGTGACGCTTGACGATGGTAGCGTTGAGATTACTCTGATTCCTGACAGCAAGACTAACGCCGAAGGCGAGAACGAGTTTGACGCTAACTTAGCCGAGACTCTGGACGAAGGCGTGTTAGATGAGTTGGCAAGCGACTTGATCGAGATGGTTGAGGCAGACATCCACGCACGGAAAGATTGGGCCGATACATTCGTCAAGGGTCTTGAAGTACTGGGTATGAAGTACGAAGAGCGTACCGATCCTTGGGATGATGCGTGCGGGGTGTACTCGACGGTGTTGGCTGAAGCAGCTATCCGGTTCCAAGCAGAAGCTATGTCGGAGACGTTTCCTGCGGCGGGTCCTGTAAAGACTAAGATTATCGGCGCTATCACGCGGGATAAAGAGAAAGCTGCGGAGCGTGTCCAGAACGACATGAACTATAAGCTGACCGAAGAGATGGTCGAGTATCGCCCAGAACATGAACGGATGCTGTATTCGCTGGGTCTAGCTGGCTCGGCGTTCAAAAAAGTTTACTTCGATCCGAATATTGGTCGGCAGGTGTCTATCTACATCCCGGCGGAAGACGTAATCGTGCCTTATGGTGCGTCCCATATTGAGTCCGCAGAGCGTGTCACACACATCATGCGTAAGACTGAGAACGAAGTCAAGAAGTTACAAGCAAGTGGCTTCTATAGAGATGTGGATTTAGGCGACCCGTTATCGTTCCACACCGACATCGAGAAGAAAAAGGCAGAAGAAGGCGGCTTTACGCTAACTGATGATGACCGCTATGCGATCTACGAAATCCACGCAGACTTAGTAATTGATGGTATCGACGACGAAGACGAGGATGATGCTGGCCTTGCTAAACCGTACGTCGTGACAATCGAGAAGGGTACGTCTACCGTACTGGCTGTGCGCCGTAACTGGAACCCCGAAGACCCACTAGAGTTGAAGCGCCAGCATTTTGTGCACTATGTATATGTGCCGGGCTTTGGTTTCTACGGTCTGGGCTTGATCCATATTATTGGTGGCTACGCACGTGCAGGTACTTCCATTATTCGTCAGTTGGTTGATGCAGGTACGTTATCCAATTTGCCGGGTGGCCTGAAGTCACGCGGTTTGCGCATTAAAGAAGACGACACGCCGATTGCACCGGGCGAGTTTAGAGACGTGGATGTGCCGAGCGGAGCGATTAAAGATAACGTGATGATGCTCCCGTACAAGGAGCCGAGTCAGACACTGTTGGCGTTGTTAAACCAGATCACAGAAGAAGGTCGTCGTCTGGGTGCTATAAGTGACATGAACATCTCCGACATGAGTGCTAACGCACCGGTTGGTACGACTCTCGCCCTGTTGGAGCGCACGTTAAAGCCGATGGCAGCGGTGCAGGCGCGTGTGCACTTTGCGATGAAGCAGGAGTTCAAGCTCTTAAAAGTAATCATCCGCGACTACACACCAGAAGATTACGACTACGACCCCGATGGTGACGAGACCCGTCAGGTCAAGCAGGCCGACTATGACATGGTGGACGTGATCCCTGTCAGTGATCCTAACAGCAGCACAATGGCACAACGTGTTGTCCAGTATCAGGCAGCACTCCAGATGGCGCAGCAGGCTCCGCAGATTTATAACTTACCGCAGCTACATCGTCAGATGTTGGAGGTGCTGGGTATAAAGAACGCAGACAAGTTGGTACCGATAACTGATGACTTGTTGCCGGTTGATCCAGTGTCCGAGAACATGGCTGTGCTGATTGGCAAGCCGGTTAAAGCGTTTATCACGCAAGATCATGAGGCGCACATTGCCACCCATATGTCGTTCATGCAGGACCCGATGATTGCGCAGACTATGGGCCAGAACCCGATGGCACAGCAGATGATGGGTGCACTCCACGCACACATCGCAGAGCACGTAGCGTTTAACTATCGTAGCAAGATTGAAGAACAACTCGGTGCACCGTTACCTCCACCGAACGAAGAACTGCCAGACGAGATTGAAGTTCAGTTGGCACGCCTCGTTGCGGATGCAGGTAAACAACTCACCGCACAGCATCAACAAGAAGCAGCACAGCAGCAAGCCGCGCAACAAGCGCAAGACCCGATCGTTCAGATGCAGCAAGCTGAATTGCAGATCAAGCAGGCGGAAGTACAACGTAAGGCACAGAAAGACAAATCGGATTTACAGGTAGCGATGCAGAAACTTGGTCTCGACCAACAGCGCGTACAGATTGAAGCACAGAAGGAAGGCATGCGTGTGCAGTCTCAAGAACGTCAGGCAGATAAACGCCTGCAATTTGATGCCGCCAAGATATTGGCTACACCGAAAAAACCTTCTAACTCAGGACAGTAATCATGGCTAAAACAGTTTTTAGCGTGTTGAAAGACAAGATTGACGACCAAATTCAGATCACCACCGAGACCTTAATGGCCGGTACGTGTGTGGATTTTGCGAAGTATAAAGAATTGTGCGGCGTAATTCACGGTCTAGCGATCGCACGTAGGGAAGTACAAGACCTTGCTAAAAATATGGAAGATGACGATGACTGAAATGGCTCAAGAAACTCCCGTAACTGATGAAGAGATGGAAGAACAACTTCCAGTTCCAGTTGGCTATAGGTTGCTGATTGCACTACCGAAGATCGAAGAAACTTACGATTCTGGGATCGTAAAGGCAGACCGTACTAAACACGAAGAACAAATCTTGTCGATCGTGGGATTGGTATTAGACATGGGTAGCCAAGCCTATGCGGATAAAGATCGGTACCCCGAAGGTCCTTGGTGTAAAGCCGGGGATTATGTGATGTTCCGTGCCAATACTGGTACGCGGTTCAGATTCAATGGTCTTGAGTATCGCCTTATGAACGATGACTCTATCGAAGCCGTTGTTACTGACCCACGCGGTGTTTCACGTGCTTAAAAGGAATTAACATGCCATTCGAAAAGCTAGAGTACGAGTTCCCCGATCCTGAAAAAAAGGAAAAGGAAAAAGAGCAGCACCTAAAGGTTGAGATTGAGGCGTCAGATGATGAAGTAGATATTGATATTGTCGACGATACACCGGTTAAAGACCGGAACCGCAAACCGGCTGATACTCCCCCTGCGGATGTTACTGACGAAGAATTAGAAGAATATTCTGAGAAGGTACGCAAGCGGATACAGCACTTTAGTCGTGGATACCATGACGAACGCAGGGCAAAAGAAAGCGCCGTGCGGGAAAAGGAAGAGGCTTTACGGGCTGCTCAGGCTATCGCAGATGAGAACCGACGCTTAAAAGGCACAGTAAACAAGAATCAGGAAGCCCTGCTTGAGCAAGCTAAATTTGCTATCGCTAAAGAGCTAGAAGAGACTAAGCGCACGTACAAAGAGGCTTACGAATCTGGCAACTCTGATGCAGTACTTAGTGCACAAGAAGCACTTACCTCCGCTAAACTTCGTGAAGATAAAGTAAATAATTTTAAATTACCTACTTTACAAGAAGAAAATTATGAGGTACAACCTTCTGTAAACACGTCATCACAAGTTGACCCACGTGCTTCGGATTGGCAACAGGCTAATCCTTGGTTTGGGCCAGACGATGAGATGACCAGCTTTGCGCTAGGACTTCATCAGAAATTGGTGAAGCAGGGAGTTGATCCCAAAAGTGATGACTACTACGAGAGAATTAATGCTCGTATGCGCCAAGTGTTCCCGGAGCAATTCGAGGATGCTGAACAGGAACCAGCGGATAAACCGCGCCGTAAGAGTAATGTTGTAGCATCTGCGACCCGAAGCACTGCGCCCAGAAAAATCGTGCTGACGCAAACGCAGGTATCTATAGCTAAACGGCTAGGAGTGCCGCTGGAATTATACGCCCGACAGGTTGCTGAAGATATGAGGAAACAAAATGGCTGAAAATCGACTTAATCGTGAACAAGAAACCCGTGAAAAAACTGTCCGTAAGCGTTCTTGGCAGCGTGCGGAAATTTTACCGGTACCCAACCCGGAGAATGGTTATGATTTTCACTGGGTGCGAGTAAGCATGCGGGGCGAGATGGATGCCACCAATGTTTCAGCTAAATTTCGTGAAGGTTGGGAACCTGTTAAAGCATCAGACCATCCGGAGATTCAACTTGTTTCGGTCGAAAACGACCGTTATAAAGACAATGTTGTTATCGGCGGGCTAATGCTCTGCAAAACACCATCGGAATTTGTCGTGGACCGTACAGAACATTTTGATAATGTCGCGTCGTCCCAGATGAGTTCAGTAGACAACAACTTTATGCGCGAAAGTGATCCTCGTATGCCTCTGTTCGCAGAACGCAAATCGAAAGTAACCTTCGGCTCTGGTTCTTAAATTTTAGGAGTTTAAAATATGGCTTACCCAACAGTTTCAGCCCCGTACGGGTTTAAACCGGTAAATCTTATTGGTGGTCAAGTTTTTGCGGGATCGACGCGTGAGTATCCGATTTCGTACAACTACAACACCAATATTTTTTACGGTGATTTTGTACAACTAACGAATGGCTACATCGCCATTCTGGCTAATGACATCGCAGGTGCCGCCGCAGTTGGCGTGTTCTTGGGTTGTTATTACACGAATCCGACGACTAAACAACGTCTGTATTCACAATACTATCCTGCTAACGTAACGGCTGGTGACATCACCGCTATCGTTTGCGACGATCCTGACACCGTGTTCCGTGTTGCAGTTGCGGCTGCTACTACCGGTACCGCTATTGGTTCAGCTTCTTCGTTGCTGCTCGGTAAGAATCTTGGTGGTAACACCGCTACTGGTTCGCTCACCACGGGTAATTCCTTGGGTGCTCTGATCGGTACGACTCCAGCTACCTCGACGGGTAACTTCCGTATCATGGAATTGGTTCCTGATACACAAGTCAGCAGCTCGGCAACGTATGTGTCCGGTACGGGTACAACTACGCTGACCCTTTCTGGCCTGACCATCGGTCAAGTTATTCCTATCGGCACCGACATTTTCAACGTAATTGGTGGTCAACTTCAGTTCACTGGCTCGTCCACGACTGCGGCTGTCACCGTTGCCTCGGCTACGTCGCAAGCACTGTCTGTTACCGCATCAACAGTTACGATTAGTACAGCTAACTCGGTAGCATTGGTTCAAACCCCAGAAGTTCTCGTTAAGATTACTTTTGGCTCCCACCGCTACTACGTGGCTTAATATAAGGAGCTAGATAATGGCTATTTCACGCGCACAACTACTTAAAGAACTGCTCCCGGGCTTGAACGCCCTGTTCGGTCTTGAGTACAAGAAGTATGGCGAAGAGCACAAAGAGATTTTCGAATCCGAAACCTCCGAGCGTTCGTTCGAAGAAGAGACCAAGCTGTCGGGCTTCTCCGCTGCTCCTGTTAAAGGCGAAGGTTCTGCTATCGCTTATGACAACGCACAAGAAGCATGGACCGCTCGATACAACCACGAAACCATTGCAATGGGCTTCTCCCTCACGGAAGAGGCGATGGAAGATAACCTGTACGACTCACTGTCGGCTCGTTACACCAAAGCTCTGGCTCGTGCTATGGCTTACACCAAGCAAGTTAAAGCAGCCGCTATCCTGAATAGTGGTTTCTCTGCTGCTACTACCTACGGTGATGGCGTGTCTCTGTTCAGCACGTTGCACCCACTGGTTAACGGTGGCACCAACAGCAACACTTTCACCACCCCTGCCGACCTGAACGAGACTTCCCTTGAAGCCGCCGTTATTCAGATCGCCGCATGGACGGATGAACGTGGCCTGCTGATTGCTGCTAAACCACGTAAGCTGGTTGTTCCACCTGCTCTGATGTTCGTTGCAACCCGTCTGCTGGAAACCGAACTCCGTGTCGGCACCACTGATAACGACATCAATGCACTGAAGAACAACGGTTCTGTTGCTGAAGGCTATACCGTAAACCACTATCTGACCGACACGAACGCTTGGTTCCTGACGACAGACGTGCCTAACGGTCTGAAGCACTTTACCCGTATGCCATTGCAAACCTCGATGGACGGAGACTTTGATACGGGCAACAACCGTTACAAGGCCCGTGAGCGTTACTCGTTTGGTGTCTCTGACCCACTCGGTGTCTTTGGTTCCGCCGGAGCATAAGCCAAAAGCTAATGTTCATGTGGATTTAGAGGGGGGCTTCGGCCCCCTTTTTGTTTTGTCACAATGACCGCGTAGAATGTAGCTACAGCCGGGGGCGGTTGTCATTTTGACTATGGGGGCGGTATGAAGATTACGGTTAGTTTGGTGCTTGGCGGGTACGAATATTCTGGCGAAGTTGATTTCACCGAGTTGGAGTCATGTGCTGCATTTGATGCGGATGAAGGTATTGAGTACGACGAGGACGGCGTTGCTTGGTGGCACGACGAAATCATGAATGTCTGGTACTTCTTTGATGAAGACGAAGATGATTGGTTTGAAGCAGAAGTTGAAGAAGACGAAGACGAAGACGAATAAGCACAGTATTAATGTCACTAAGGGGCTTCGGCCCCTTTTTTCTTTTCGTCTCGTTCCCGTTGATGATGCTTACGATGGCAGTTAGCGCAAAGAACAACGCACTTTTTAATCTCCTCGTAGGCGTCAGCCCATGCGCCATTACGTAAAAGGTCAGCTAGTTTACGGTTGGTAGGGTCTCGAACCACGTGGTGAAAGTCTAGGGTAGCCGGGTGGGATTCACCGCATACCGTGCACATTAGTGTGGTTTTGTACTCCTGCCACTGCGCCCGTAAGTTTGCTTTGTACTCTTTTACCTTATCACCAACAACTTTTTTATTGCGGGCGTAGCTTTCCCGATTGGACTTACGTTGCGCTTCTTTGTTCTTGTACGGCATATAAAGTTTCTAAAAAAGTTCAATAGGCTGCTTGACATCTAAATATACACATAGTATAAGATACTTAATACCGGGGTAATCCGGTGTGCCAAACAGCCCCCGGCTGATGACATGCAAATTGGTGCACTTACTCGCATGTGAGGAATATATTATGGGTTTCGCTACACACCTTGGCCCTTGGCTGCTCGGTACTGTTAAAGACACAACCGGCACCACTGCTGGCACCGTTCGCAATACTGGCGCGACTATCGTCGCCCAAACCACCAATCTGACCGCTGCGCAAGTAGCTGGCTTGACCGGCACACTGGGTTTCATCCCTGCAGGCGCGGTTATCACTTCCGTACAGTTTCTGACCACTACGTTGTTTGCTTCGGCCACTACGCTGAAAGTCACCATCGCAGGTGTTGACGTGGCGGCAGCTTCTACGATTACTCTGGCAGGCACTATCGCGGTAGCTCCAGCAGCTACGTTTACCCCTGTACAAGCTAATGTCGGCGCTACAGACGCGGCTGTTACTTTCACTGCTACTGGTGCTTCGGCTACTGGCGCGGTCACGGTAATCATCGCTTACGTTGTGCGTAACTCTGACGGCTCTTCTGCTCCGACTGCATACCAGAACTAATTAAGGAGGCATCGTTATGATGCAGACAGACGTTAAGGCCACTACTTGTGGCGCTGGTGCTACGACCGTGTTTAACGGTCCTGCTCGTGTGAAGGGTTTAACAGTTAGCTTTGCTACTGGCGGTACGGTTGTTATCGCGGATAGTACGAAGACGTTGTTTACCTACACAGCCCCAGCCGTTGCCGGTACGATCAACATTGTTATCCCCGGCGAAGGCGTTAAGTGCGATACGAGCGTCATTGCTACGTGTACAAGTGCTACCGCTGTGGTGTTCTATGGCTAAGAAAACTCCCTCCCTTGCTGTTGGTCGTGGTGAAAAGCTGCCAGTTAAGCAGGGGGCGGGGCTTACAGCCAAAGGCCGTGCTAAGTACAACAAAGCAACTGGGTCTAACCTGAAGGCTCCACAGCCCGAGGGTGGCGCACGTAAGAAATCATTTTGTGCTCGTATGAGCGGCATGCCCGGTCCGATGAAGGACGAGAAGGGCCAACCGACACGCAAAGCGGCGTCATTGAAACGGTGGAAGTGTTAAATGGTCGATGAGATTACAACAGCCCGCGAACTAGCTACACACGCAAGTGATATTAGCCATCTGCAAGAAGATATGGACGCGATGCGGGCTGATGTTGCCGCTATACGTATTGCGTTAGATGAGATCAATAAAAAATTTGCTACCGCTGAAGGTGGCTTAAAAGTATTGATGTGGGCTGGCGGGCTAGGTAGTGCAATTCTCGGCGCTGTCGCCGGATATTTTTCAAGTAAAGGATTTTAATCATGCCTAAATTAGACCAACGTCGCCCTAAAGGCGATACAGGTATTGCAGAAATTTACACCGCAGAAATGGGTCAACCCCCAATGGAACCGGATTCAGCCGCTGCTATCACTATCGCTCCTGCCCCTACAAAGTCTAAGAAGCCCGTTAAAAAGGCTGCTGGTGGTTCAGTAGGTTCGGCATCAAAGCGTGCTGATGGTTGCGCACAACGCGGTAAGACTCGCGGTAAGATGGTGTAATCATGCCAATACCAAAACCACCTGTGCGTCTACCTGCAAAACCACCTGTAACACCTTCACGTGGTGGTACCCCTGTGCGTCCACCTGTGACGCCACCTGTAAAACCACCTGTGACGCCACGTCCGGGGCCAATACGAGCAGATGATACAGGGCGCGTACCGCCATCAGAACGAAATGTTGCAACTCGTGGCGGAACCCCTATTTCAGTTAAAGACGCTCCGGGGTATCGTGGAAGCGGTACGCAACCAATGCCTGCATCGAAAGCACGAGGTTTTAGTAAGGGTGGTTCGGCATCAAAGCGTGCTGATGGTTGCGCACAACGCGGTAAGACAAAAGGTAGAGTGCTGTAATGCCAGCTAAATCAGCAAAGCAAGAACGGTTCATGCAAGCCGTGGCTCACAACCCAAAATTTGCAAAGAAGGTTGGTGTACCTACAAAAGTGGGTAAAGAGTTCACTAAATCGGAGGGTGGTATGGCTGAGTCAAAGAAAATGGTCGGTAAAGAAGTTGCGTTCATGAAGAAGAAGGGCGCTCCTAAGTCGATGGTTAAGCACGAAGAAGCTGAGATGAAGGGTATGAAGATGGCTAAAGGCGGTTTTACTCGTGCTGCTGATGGTATTGCTAAAAAAGGCAAAACTAAAGCCAAGCAAGTTAAGATGGCTTACGGCGGTAAGTGCTGAGATGAGAGCCTCTCGCGGTATGGGAGATATTAACCCGTCCAAAATGCCAAAGCCGAAAGTGCTGCGTCGTAAGGATGGGGATAAGTTCGACTACTATGCCGAGGGGGGTGAAGTATGGGATAAACCCAACCCCAAGAAGAAGTCCACGCC